AATCATCAAATTGATACGGTCCGGGAATACCCTCATTAGTAAACACGTCAATGGATTTCAAACCTGCGCCCCACTCTTTCCAATCAGTATTGGCGTCGGGAATTGATAGCTGTTGTGCTGAGTATAACTCAACCATAAGGCAAGCCCATGACTCAAAAGTGTGATACCTAGGATCATAAACCTGAGCAACGTTAAGTAAATTAGCCATAAGGTCTTGAATCTCCAACGTCTGCATCAAGCAAGATCTTACCTACTTGGTAATCTCCGCCTGCCACATTAGATACAAACTTTAATCGCAATTCACGACGCTGTTCACGCATATCGATTTTGCCGGTGCTAGAGCTAAACGTATAAGGGCCTGTTGTCTCATCGGCAATCTGCGCAAATGGTCGGCCTGTAACATACAACTCCATATCACCGGATTGAATAAAGTCAGGCTCTACACGCTCTAGTCTTAACCATCTATTCTCACCAACAGGGCTAGGCTGCGATGGGCCGCCTGCAACCAGACCTAAATCACTAGTTTCAAAGTAGGACTCAATGGCAACAGACAGCGCACCTACAACTTTATCTGTGCCAATCTCATTTTGAAACAAAGACACAAAGCTCATCAGCGTGTTAACTGTTAAGATAAAGCCTGCACCGCCTGCAATTGACGCAGACAGTGTATTGCCAATTGCATAGTTCTTACCATGGCCATTGATCACCACAGAAGTTACAATGCCGCCGGCAACAGTAATATTTGCTGTAGCCAATGTACCAGCACCGCCAGTCAGTGCTTGGTTGGTGTATGTACCATTGGTATACGCTGATCCGCCACTTGTAATGGTGGCAGTCAAAATACCGCCTGTAGCATTCACATTCCAGTCAGAACTAATCGGGAAAGGGAAGACTTGTGAAAAGTAACCTGCTGATCGCTGAGCGCCTAACGCAAAACCTGCGTCATACCATACATTTTCACGTACGTTATAAATGACAGCGTTATTGCACTCGGTGGCAGTGCCTGATGGGTAGAACCACCAGATCTCGCCAAAGCGAGGAACCTTGGTTACCCAAACTTTTTCACGCTGGGCGTAGTTTAGATTATCAAAGAAGTAATTCTGGTTAAAAGAATTAGGGATCTCTTTTACAACACCGTTGTAAAGCAAGAATCGGTCAACGCCACACCAGTAATACACACCGTCATACTCAATCACCGATTGGCTTGAGAGAATAGATGATTGGCTTGAAATTAAGTCATAACGCCAAAACTGTGGAGGCGTTCCAGCACCACCAATGTAAGACACTCGAATTAAAGAATCTAAGCTCCAAAAGAGGCCTGACGGTGCATTTGAACCACCACGTACAGGTAAACCTTGGACAATCTTGCCCGTGGCCACTGAGACCTCGTTAGCATCGGCAGATACCCAATCATTTACATTACCTGCCGAGCAGTTCTTAATTAGACCGTCATTGCCATAGACAAACACGTAAGGGTGCAAAGTAACTACACCGCCGGAGACAGAAACTTGATTGTTAAACGTCAAAGTAATGCTAGAGCCATTGGCCGTTGCAGGTGCTGAAATAGTTAACGTCGTAGATGCAATTGATACTACAGTAGCGCCAGCTGGAATGCCTGTGCCTGTTACTAACTGGCCTGCGCCAATTTGCGTATTTGTTGCAGACATTGTAATTGTGGTTAAGCCGCTGGTAATGGTTGCAGCAACTGCTGTAAATATGCCAATTTGGCTTAAGCTTGTGCCTGTAATTGAACCGCCAAGAACAGGCGTGTTAACGTTATTGTCAATCAGCGTAAGGTTCTGCCCTGGGTGCGCAAGCAATAAGTTATTGCCTGAGCCGGTGCCATCAAAAAAAGTATCAAACTGCCACAAGTTATTAGAACTAGCTGTAAAACCGGTTAGAGTAATGTCAGTAATGCCTGAGCCTGTGCCGGTGTTGCTAATAGGCAAGACTTGTAATCCGCCTGAATAGCCGTTAAATACGTTGTTAAAGTTTTGTTGCGGGTTCAAGTAAACACCACGACTTGGACCTGCCAAGTCATCCACAATCTCTCTATAGCCACCTATCTTACGAGGACGACCGCGTTGAAACCGCACCCAGCTGCCGTCAGTGTATGCGTCTGCGTCAAAAGTTGTGCCATCCCGTTGAATTCCGGGCTTTGTGTCTAAAGCAAAAACTTTTTTGGTCATGAGAATGTGCCTCCGGCAATGCCGGTGGTAAATGTGCCAGACCCAGTCACAGATACGCCAGTTGCAGTAACGCCAACACGCTTAGTGCCTAACACTGAAATGCCAAGCTCACCTGCACCGGGGCGGTAAATACCAGTACTTGTTTCTGCCGCAAAGTTAAGCGATGGCGTGCCTACCGTGCCATCCACCAAGCTAAGTGATGATGCGCCGGCTTGAGTTGTATTGGCATTTAAGAAGTTAGTGCCATCGCAAATCAATGTAGCTTGTTGCCCAGGTGGAATTGTGGCAGTAAACCCAAGGCCTGTAGTTACGGTGAATGTAAACCCATTGTCTGTCACCTGATTTGATATTACGTACAAGTTCACTACAGCGGGAAATGTAACTACTGAGTTGCTGGTTAAATTGCCAACATACTCTTGAATGTTGTTTGCTGCCTCGTTATTGGTCAGCGTAACAGCTCCGCCAGTCACGTTTTTTGTCAACGCAGTAAACGCAAACTGGCTGCTTACACCATAGCCAATGGTGACATACCCTGTACCGGTGCAAACAATAAATGCAGACTCAGTTGGGTTAAACGTCTTGGTTGAGTTGCCATCAATCAACTCGGCGCCAGTGCAGGAAACAATGAATGACCCTGTGCCATTATTCTTAAATAGCGTGAACCAGTTATTGCCTAGCGTTGCCGCGGCTGGAAGTGTTGCCGTGCCTGCACCGCTACTCCACACTCTGGTCTGTGATCTATCTGTAGCAGCAAATGTAGCGCCTGATGAGATTGCAGCAGAGGGGTGACTTTGATTCAGCGTTGCGCCGCTTGCAACTAATCCATAACCTGCCAAAGTTGCAGCATCCGCGCTGGATGTGCCAACACCAAAGGCAATTACGCCCCAAGTGCCTTGGCTGGTTGCATTAGTTGTGATGTAGATGTACTTAGATTCACCAGCTGCCACTGACACAATGGTGTTCGTACCGGCGTAGTCTTTGACAGTAAATGTATTAGCACCAATGTTGCGAATTAGTGCATCATTTCCAACAGAGTTTTGGTCTGCAGGTGGCATATACAAGCTAAGACTGCCAACAGTGGCAGTAACTTGCATAATACGAGCTGCATAATCAGCATTTGTCGTGCTGTTGGAAGGCCAGTTTAGTTGAGTATTTGCAGATAATGTAACAGCACGAAAACTAACATCCGTTGGCTGAATGACGTCACCAGTAAATGGACTTACATAGCTCATGAATCCACCGCTACGGCTTGACGATCAGCAACACGAAGCTTATCTTCAGCCATCAGCGTTTGCATGATTAACTCATAGTTTTGCTGCCACATCGGCATGCGCTCGTCGTTCTTCAGGAATGGCATCGCTTGCATCAGTGACCCGTACAGCAACGCCTGAGGAGCGTATATAGTAAACCAATTAGTTTGGTTCGATGAATCCAGAGGTTGTACTCGTTCATAGTACAACACTTCAAACGCATAGTTAGCATTTGGCGTTGGGGCTATTAACCAGTTGGAATAGTCATAGTCACAATAGTACAGAGGCACATCAGTGGCTGTTGAATCTGGCCAGTAATTGCGAAGGTACTCATACTTACGAAGCAAAACAGGCTGACGATCGCCGCTTACCGTTACGTTCATGGAAACAGTCTTATGCCAACGCGCAGGCTTGGCAATAACGCCATTGCCTAACACCATTGTGCTTGTATTAACTGTTAAGTTACCCAGAAACTTAATTTGGCTAGCAATGATCTGCTCGGCCAACATAATAAAGAGAGGTATCTTTGCTATGGTGGCGGCATCAGTACGCTCCAGATAAGACTGGATGTTCTCCACTAAGGAGTCGTAGGTCATTACTGCGGCAGTTGCCATGCTTACTTGCTCCGCTTTCTTGCCATCGCCATATTGTCAACCAAATTAGGATAAGGTCTACCTGCTGCTTTAGCTCTTGCTTTTGCTGCCGACTTTTTCTGCGGCGTAAGAGGCTTAGGCTTACCTAATGATTTTGGCCGTGGTTTTTCCCAAACAGGCTTACTTGATGCCATTTTAATCACTCCTTAAAGATAAAGACATACGATTTTTACGATAAAAACAAAACTCTTTCGTCAATTCTACGCTTTTGTAAGCCTTTTAAGACTTTACCCCCTGCCATACAGTACTTTAAGAGTTCTTCGGCAGCGCCTTCTTTATCGCCTCTAAGCAGCTTTTGACGAAGCGTAGAACGCTGTAGTGTCCCAAGACCCACGTTAAAAGCAAAACTAACAAGACCATCAAACATGCCTTGTGTAAGAGGGACAGGACAGTAAGTATGCACCCCACGCTCGAATCGTTGCAAATCATCTCGTAAAATAGCATCTACTTCTTCTTTTGAAAACGAGCGATTATCTTCTTGATGAAGTTGATAACCGCCTCTTTGATCAATTGGCATCTTGCCTTGAACAGGGTAAAGTACATGTCCGACTCCTATAGTCCATAGTTTTGCTGGGCATTGGTATGGTTTGTATCTTACACCTTCGTGGTGCTTGATCATATCAATGGTCTTGGTGGAGACGTTCATTTCCCGAAAGCCCTACCGCCAAAGTGGAATGCAATAATGCTTGCAAACAAAGCTTGAGTATCAGAGTCCCAAAGCATCTGTGCCAACTCAACAAATGTAACGCCGTTATGCCAGCCGTAGACAAACAAGCCAACATCAACAAAGACTAACAGAAAAAAGAAACCATAAGTAATAACAGGCCGCACCGAAGCACGTAGATTCTTCATCCAGCGGCTTGTGCCTTCATTTAATGATATATCATGCTCATAAATGGCTTGCATTTCAGCTTGCTGAGCGCCAATCAAAACTTGCTGCGTATTAGCAGCGCTTTCAGTTGACAACTGCTCAGATCGAATATGCTCTATGCGTTCCATGGCTTCAAAGCCAGCTTTACGTAGCTCAAGTTCACGTTCAATCTGTAGACGTGCTAAAGCCAATTCATGAAGCTTATCAGATCTGTCTTGAAAAAAGTCAAGTAGCTTAGGCAATCCGCCCATAAGAAACGAGATTAAAGTTGATAATAAAGTTAACATTTGCCATCCTTTTTAGATTCGTCATTTTGCATGAGTTTGATACCAGACAGGAACCCAATCATGCCGCCGATAAGAGTAGAAAAAGCGGGTGAAATCATTTTGAAAATTTCTGCGTTGTCCACTTCCTTGG